AAGCAAGAACACCGCAGGGGTTCTATCCTTGCCGAGACGCTGGACCAGACGCTTTTGGCGCTCAATGAGCTTCTCTATAGCCCCCTTGTTATAATCGTTATACACAAACAGGTCCGGAATGAACTGCTTGAAGTGCCCGTTGCCGTCCTCAGTGCCCGACATTGCGATCCCAGCAGACAGGTGGCGCTTGTGCCACAGGATATCCGTAATGAGCGTGGACTTACCGGTACCACGCTTCCCAATGAACACGCACACCTTGTCGTCGCCCATTTTAGACGGATCAAATTTCTTCAATTGAAGCGTCATCTGCAATTTACGAACAAAATAGAGAGTGGCCTGTGCCGCGACGCTCTGGAAAAGTTCTAGACCATTACTAGAGATGTCGGCTGGATATATCCAGCTGACCGCACTTGGTCAACAAGATGTGTACCTCACAGGAGAACCCCAAGTGACTTATTTTTCGGGCGTGTACCGGAGACACACCCCATTCGTGCTCGAGGCTTACGACATCCCATTTTTGGGTCAAAATGTGAAATTTGGTTCTAAATCCATCTGCCGGATCCCACCCCAAGGTGACCTCATTAGGGGTATGACGCTCAAGATGATCCTGCCCCAACTTTCCAACGCTCAACCCATAACGCAATGGTACTGGCCAATCCCTCCAGCCGCCGCAAACGTCGCTCAGTTTGTGATCAACTCACAGTCAAATACAGCTAACGTGGCGCCATTCGGGGGTATCACCTGGTATTCGACATACAACTTGAGTGATATTGGTACGGACAGGTGGCTCACGTCCACTGGTGGTAGCAACGGCCCGCTGTCTAACTGGGTAACTTATTCATACATATCGAATAAATTCACGTTTTCAAATGTAAATGGAGGATCGTTGACCCAGGTATGGGTCCGCCCATCATCAGTCGCAAATCCCCTTACAAATTCAGGAGTTTTCTGGGGTCTCGACCCTTTGCAGGCGAGTATTATAATATCAAATACCCAGACTTATGGAAACATATCGTACGGATACACCGTCACAAATAACACCCTCGTGGCAAACTTCACCCTCGAACAGTCTGGGTGGCTCGTGAATCCCACACCCGGTTTGCCCCCGGCTGCTTCACGCACGGGAATGTTCCTCCAGTCCCCAGCCCCGGGGCAGACCATCACTTCGGCCCAGACCCAAATGTCCCTTTCCACGTGGACAAATCATGACGCGACATCGGCCTTTACAGTGACCACGAATAACAAGATTAAAATAGCATCACCCGGAATTTACGTTCTAAAAGTGGGTCTCGGCCTCTCGAGCGGATCTATGGCGAACGTCGCCTATGGAACGGTGACCAATGACAATGTGATAGTGGGTATCCCAACTTTTACCAAAACGTATGACTGGCGCGTGTCCCCAAATCCAGCCACGCCTGCCGTGTTTCCCGTTTCCATCACAAATCCCAACACCAACGTCTACATCTATACGGGCTCGAGTGGGTCCGCGACCCTTTCCCCAAACTCCTACGTGACTGTTAATCAGGCGGACGATTACTTCTTGCTCACGAGTAATATCGCAGTTTACCAGAGCCCTCTCAAGGTTCCGTTCGTCTCGAACATCGAGAATACCAACTCGACTACGACGTCCAAGGCGACCGACGGGAGTCTCACGTGGCAGCTGTCAGCCCTGGGCACCTACCTCGTCACGGGCGTGATTCAAATGTCTAACGGCTACGTGACATCAGCGTCAATATTGGAGAGGGCCAATACGATTTACACCTACGACATGTCGGCCCAGGGTCGCGACCCGACCTTTGCCTTCTCGATGCCCATCGTGGTCACCGACACTACGACAAATTACTATATGAATGTGGTCACGTCAAACACGTCGAGCAGCTGTAACCTCATGGCCGGATCGTTCTTCATATTCAATCAGGTGGGCATTCCTTCCAACTCCACCACCGGAACACAAGGTGTGCTTCCACGGTCCGGATTCACCTTCCAAACGAACACTTCAAACGTTCTGGGGCCCACATCCAATTCATTCTCCTCACCCCTTCAAATAGGCACGACAGATTTCGTCTCGAACGGGTACACGTTCATCGAGACCGTCTCGGGCACCTCGAACCTGCAGTTCTCTAACGTAGGGACCTACGTGCTTACTGGGGCTATATGCACCGCCGACCAGCTCACGTCTATATCAATTATTACTGGAAATTCCACGGTAACTTCCCCGATCAGTCTGGGTCTCTTGCCACCGTATACCGTCAATATCCCTTTTCGAATTACAGACGTGAATTCATCAAATACCATTATCGTCGCCACGCTCAATGGATCCACGACTCAGCCGAATATATTTTCAAACACCTTCATTTCTGTGTATCCATTTGCAGTTAACACGACTGCGACGACCCAGTTCAGTTACTACGACTCTGTGGGGACCTTGGCCGTCTCATCAGCCGAGCTTAGAATCGGTGGGCAGCTCATCCAGACGCTCACGGGTGAAGCCATAGAGTTGTGGAATGACCTGAACGTTTCGTACGAGAACCAGCCAGCCCTGACGGTGCTCACGGGCAAGAACGACACGTCGAATGCAGGCACGGCGCGCACGTACTATGTCAATTTGCCATTCTATTTCTACGGCTTCCCAGAGCTCTCGATTCCGGTCGTGGCTCTTGACCGGCAGGATATCGAGGTCCACGTGACATTCAACAACTTTTCAAACTTGACAGCCATCACATCATCCCAGACGCCCAGTTTGGCCAACCCAGTGCTGGCGGCCACCATCATCACCGAGTACGTGTACCTTTCTCAACCTGAAATCGACTGGTTCAGGAATAACAGGATCGATCAGGTTATCACTCAGTGGCAGTACCGATCGTTCCAGCTCCCAGCAGGGTCTGTGGGGGGCGTCTTCCCACTCGACTTTATCAACCCGGTCCGTGAACTCTTCTTTGTGATTCAAAATTCGACTTTTGAGCCATACGACTTTTCAGCAAACGGACTCTTGAGCCTGGGCTTGTCGTTCAACGGATATGAAGCCTTCACGACGGCCACGACCGATGCCACCTACCTAGGAGTCCTCGAGCCATATAAAAACTACAATACATTCCCTCAACGGCAGTTCTACATGTATTCGTTCTGTGAAAATACCAACACGTCCCGGCCAACTGGATTTGTGAACTTCAGCCGAATCAAGCAGATCCTGCTCTCCCTGAACCTCGACCCGTCCCTAAACGTGGCGCGATCAGTCAATATCACGGGCATCAATTTCAATATATTGCGTATCGAAAATGGTCTCGCGGGCCTCATGTTCAATTCGTCCTGAATAAGATATTTGAACTTATTAGTATGGCTGGTCGTGCCAGTTTGGCCTTCCTTGGTCAAGAGGATGTCGTCTTGAGCGGCCTCCCAGAGGTGACTTATTTTATAGAAAAATACACCGGAGCGACCCAGTTTGCATATCGGGTCGATGAGATCCAATTCCAGGGCGACTACAACACGTTTGGGGGTGAGGGCTATTCGGTCCTGAGCAAGTCGGGCGACTTGATCAGTAGATTGTACCTAAAATTGCCCATGCCCCCAGTGCTGACTGCGGGCACCCCGGTCCTCAACTCTGCAGGGACGCTCATGATCAAGTACATTGAACTCTATATAGGGTCTCAATTGGTCGAGCGCCTATGGGGTGAGTTCATCGAGATGATGATGGACCTGACCGTGCCCAAAACGAAACAGGGTGCGCTCGCCAGTCTCACCGGGAAGGGGAGAACCACGTCACTCGCCACCTATACGATCCCGATCCCCTTTTCATGCATCGAAAAGGGTCTGCCCATCTGCGCCATAGATGAAGACGTCACCGTAAAGGTGGTTTGGTATCCTGCATCCATATTTTCGGGTGTGTCCGGGGCTGTGAAGTTTGATGGTGTGCTCAACGTCGAGTACACCTACCTGAATCACAGAGAGGTTGAATACATTAAAAAGACCCCTCAGCTTTTCATATTCGAACAGTGCCAAAGGGTCCAGTTCTTCGCACCGGCCGGTCTTAACCTGGTGACGTGTCCTCTTCAGCTCGTGAACGCCGTCAGTGAGATGTTTATTGTGATCCAGAATTCTTCAGCCCAAGGCTATGACTATAGCACCACGGCTTCACCGACGGTCAACACTGGGACGGTCGATCAGCTCTCAAGTTTGACCCTCTTTTTCAACACGACCGAACGGATCCAGCCACAGATTGGCAATCCTATGTTCTTGAGAAATATACAGGCTCTTGAATTTCACACCAGAATTCCAGACAGATTATTCTACATGTATTCTTTTTGCCTCGACCCAGAAAATCCAGCGCCGAGTGGTCACGTGAACTTTTCCAGAATTCCTCAACAAAGTTTAGTCGTGAATATGAACACCAGTGCCGACAACAGGACCATCACCGTCTACGCGCTCAACTACAACTTCTTGGGCTTCAATGAAGGCAAGGTGACTTCGATGTTTTCTAATTTTGAGTCTTAAAAGGGACCCGCGTCTCATGGACAATGGAAGACGCAGCCATGGAGATCTTTCTCCCGGTCATGGAGTCGGCCACGGTTCTCGCGGCCCATTACGCCAAGGCGTGTGGACGGGATATAGTTTTGGCTCAAGATATGAACATCGGCCTCATGTATGCCGCGCGCAACGTCACGGGAAAGCAGGTCGGGACCCTGTTCCCAGAAATTTATGAAGAGTCCGATGGCGAGTCTGACTCGGAGTCCTGGGAGACGGTGAGCGACGATGAGATTGTCTGGGCCCGTTACGATGGCGCAGACGATGAGATGGCCATCAAGATGAACGAGTGCGCCGATACATGGGACTCATGGGAACCCGAGTCGCCCGCCGAAGGTGCGATTAAAAATGCAGTCGAAAAAACCAAGACATTTCAGGAGCGATGAATTTCGCCGAGGACGAGGAGGAGGACGAACCGGAGAAGGTTCGTTACGCCTTTGTGCTCGTGGAAGATCT